GAACGTGTTCACGGGCTGGAACTTGAAGAACAAAGTCTGCCCCGCCCATGTCGGGTCGTAGGTGTACTTGAAAATGTTCTGGTCAAGCCGCATAAACAATGAATCGGCAGCGTGAGATCCGATGGTCGAACCCATCTGCCCACGTCGTATGTAAGTGCCCATCGTGTACTGGTTCTGCCCCGTGACAGTGCAAGCCGAGTAGGAAATGATTTCCCCATCCACGAAACACATCGTGTTGCCGCTATCCGCATCATTTGTGCTGCCAGCTTCGAGCGGAGCCGTGTTCTCAGCCATGTCAACCACGAGCGAGTTGACCGTGTCGGGATCGCTTCCCGAGGCAAACGTCGAATTCAGCGCTCCGATTCGTGCCGCCGCTTTGATCGTTCCCGCCTCCAAGTATTTCGTCCCATCTTGTGAGACCCACACGTTGGTAGCTCCATAGTTCTCGGACGTGCCACATGCGCCAATCCAAATCTGGTTGCCCGCGAACCCCGTGAGACGGCTCGTAGCCTCGAACATCACGACCTCGGAACTGCCGGGGTTTGCATAGATGTTGACCACTGGGTTGTTCGTGGAAAGTCCCTTGTTGAAAAGCACAGGTGCACCAGCGGGGAACAGGCTGTCCTCGCACGTAATATCCAACCCCTTGATGGGATCGTCCACGATCTTTGTGACACGCACAGGCAGGTTGCTGACACCGAGGTTCACATTGTTCAAGCCCTGTGCCCACTGACTGGTTGTGCTGATTACTGAAATGTCCATCGGCTCCAAGTAGGAGTAGGAGAAGGGGAGAGTGAACATGTAGGTGTTGCGAATACTGGTCATCCGCTTCACACGCATGTTCGCTGCAAACGTCGCTGCTGGAAGTGTTGTGATGAAGTCCAAATTTTGCGGGTCTTCCACACGCAGACCAAAGCGGTTAATGGAGGCTTGGTCTGATTCCTCGGTGATTTCGTCGGCGTATTGGTTAGTGCGATTCTTCCACTGAACCTGAACTTCGTTGTAACCGTCCTGCCATGCGGAACGCTCAATCTTGACGGGATCTTCGCCTTCCTTGGCAAGAAAGCACGTGTCGTCCAGGGCCACGACGTAATCCTGTGGGGCCGTCCATGTGCAGCCGTTACCCGCCGTGCTCTGCGTTCCGTAGGGCGCGAGCTTGAGCAGACCTTCGCTCATAAACGCAGCACACTGACCCGCTTCGAGCCACTTAGCCACAATCGAAGCGGCGGTATCCTGTGAGTCGATATATGTCGAAATGAAGAATGAATTAGCGGCGAACCAGTTCCAAGCTGTGGATGCGGTGCTACGTGCTCCAGGAGTGCCAGAGGGCCCACCCCAGGTCCCAGATGAGCCGTTGTCGATGGCTGCAACTGGAAACGGAACTGCCCCGCTACCCAGACCCCAGACATCGCTGGTCAACACTCTGGTGATACATTGCACGGGATTGCAATCGGCGATCCCGCCGCCGAAGGCATCGGGTGTCAGGATTTCAAATGCGTTGTCCTCAACCTCGCCCTCAAACCCCAGTTCCATCGGATACCAGAGAAGGTAGGCAGTGTTGGTATACCCAAGTGCAGCTCCGGGGAAGGCTGGCTCCTCAAACTGTTGGGTGTTGACGTTAACCTCAAGACCACTCAGCATGTAGGGAGCTACGGCTTGTCCAAGGGTGCCCCCGAACAACTCGAAGTTCATGAGAGTGTCAATGCCGTTCTGGGCAGCACTGTTATTCTCGTATTTCCACTTAATCAAGACTTCCTTCTCGAAGTCTCCACCAGAGCCGCCAGCAGTGTAGAAGGTGTACTTGGCACCACCACTGCTGCCCGTAGCGGGGGTTGAAAAGTGGTACTCACCCGCCGCCGAGGGAGTTCCATTCACTGACGTGAGTCGTGTCCCGTCAATGCTTGTCCCGTTGTTGTAGTACCAAACGCCCTGGTCGGTCGTGGGATTATATTGACCGCCCACATTGATGACGCCGCTGGATGAAATCAGGTCAGTTTCGGAGTTGAAGAAGTTCTGCACGCTGAACTGATAGTTCACGATGGCGTCTCTACCGACATCGGCACTGGAGAAGTGATACGTGTTGCCTGTGTCCGCAGCGGTGCCCGCGTGCGTCTCGGCTATGCCGCTCGGGTTCTGCAATGTCAGCGTTGTGGCTGAGGACGCCACGCAAACGAATGTTCCGTTGTTCGCCGCATTTGTAAATCCCTTGACGATGAAGGCGAAGCCAACGTAGCCGTTCGAAGCACCGCTGTTATAAGGGGAAGTCCCCCCAGTGATCGTGCCCGTGTAGACCGTGTTACCGCCCGATGCGTTAGCAGCGGCAGAGAGAGTGAATGTTCCGATGGACGCGGGATTGATGCTGTATTCGCCCGTGGTCAGCGTGGTTCCGTAAGGAACTTGCACCATCGGAGCGTAGTCGGTGCCACTCAGCACTGTTGATGCTGGGGCACCGTAATCGGTGTAAGTTTGAGAAAAGGTGTTGGCGATTGCTACGCCATTGTCGCCAATCAGAAGCGCAGCATTCTGCGGGGCGTACACGGATGCAACCGTGATGCTCTCATTACCGCTGAGAGTTGACAGCCAACTTTGACCAGACCAAACGTTTCCGATGGAAACCACAACTCCGTTGCACAACGCGGTGATAGCATCGGCAGAGTACAGATAGTTTGATCCGCCCTTACCACCGCCCTTACCGCCTTGACTGACTTCCGCTTCACGAAGTCCGTCCATCCAGATGAGGCACTGATCCGCTCGCACCTGTCCCATAGCAACGGGGATGGGGTATCCCTGCTTGCTCTGGTTGAACTTGACTCCGTTGATCGCACTGGGGCCGTTATTGCCGCCCCCGAAAAACATTGCCATGTTTTACAAACCCCCGCCGTTACAAAACTCGTCCCGAAGCGTGTAATACTTTCTTGTCGTTCTCTTGAGCTTCGCGTGGTTAGTGCCGTGGGCACACTTGACGCCGCCGTGAGCCATTGCGTGAACGACGATGTTCGGCCATTCGATAATGATTGCCGCGTGTGCGAACGCCAGACCGAGCTTGTAGACGACAACATCCGCCGGTTGAACCTCGGATTCCGGAATCTCCCGCATATATTTCTCCACCGTCTCGATGTACTCGGTGTCTTCTTTGTGTTGAGCAACTTGCAACGAGTAATCCGTGGGTGTCTTGATGTAGCCGTCCTGGAAGAAACCAGCGTGCACATAAACACCAATGAGAAGCTGTCCGCAGTCCACGCCACATCCCTTCAGACACGACCACCCGCGATAGGGAGTTCCAATCCAACTCATCGCTTCTGTTGCCACTTTCTGACGTTGCTCAGTTGTTAGAGGCATAGCTACACCGCGCTCTGTGATACTGGCGTGAACGGCGTTCCGCCAAAGTTGATTAGATTGTTGGTCAGCGTCCCGCTTGCCGTTGTTGTGGCGGCACAAGTGGGCATCGTTTTGTCGCATCCCTTGATGACAGAGAACGTATCGCCAGCCGCGACTGGCAGAAACCAAGGATTCATCACTTCCAAGTTTCCAGACGAATCGTGCAGCTTTACCGTCTGACCAAGTCCAGCGTTGTTTCCCGTTGTGCAGGTGACCACGCCCTGGGTGAAGTAGCCCGTCGCTTGAGTGAATGCCGTGACTGGTGTCATCACATACTGAGTGCTCCCAGTCTTGAGCGTGAAGTCCACCGTATAGTTCGCTGCGTTGAGCGTGCAGTTCGAGTCCGCGAAGCTCCACGGGCAGGTGGCCTTAAAGAGTCGCGTTGGGATTTTCAGATTCGCTAGGTACAGCGGGTCGGCACAATCGAATTCAACCTTCGTGCGGTTGATGTCGTTGATCTTCGTGATCGTTCCATTCCCGAACTTGGTCTCGATGCCATAGCTCACGTTGCCGTAGTTGTTCAGCGGCATGTACGTCGTGTACACATTGACCGTGGCGGCGTCGAACAAGCCGTTCCATGCTGCGTTCAGGATGCCGATGGTCAGACCCGGATAAGTGACCCCCTGCGTCGGGGTACAGGTCAATGTCATCGTGTTCGCTTCCAGGTTGAAACCTGCCTCGGATGTGATCGCA